AACGAAAGCCTCGTTCTCCAGCACCTCCTTGGCGCGGTCACCAAGGTACAGCCGCTGCTCAAGCGTCGTTGTCATTGGCTTCCTGCTGCGAGAACATGGCTGCGTCCTGCCGTGCGTCTGCGTGCTTCTGCATGCCCATTGCGTCGGCTTCCCGCTTCTGGCCCAACCGCATCTGCTCAATCAGGATCGAAGTTTGCGACTGAAGCTCGGCAACGTACCGCTTCAGTTCCCGGTCTTTGGCGTCGGCCTGCTCTTTGAGTGACGCCATGAACTGCTCGCGCTCCATGTCGTTGCGCATCTGCATTTCCTTCTGCTGCGCTTCGACGGCCTGCCGGTTCTGATCAACCTGCGCCTGCATCTGCGCCTTGAACTGCTCGACGTCCTTGTGTGCCTGCGCCTTGATCTGCTCGACTTGCGTAGCGACCTGGCCCTTCACTTGCTCCAACTCCATCGGACCTGGCGCTGGCGGCTTTGGGGGCACCTTCGACGGGTCAGTGACGTACTTGTCAGCCGACTTGAACCCCATCCCCTTGACGATTTCAGCCTTGATCTGATACAGGTTCTCCGGGGTCGCGGTCCCGTCCTGCAAGCCGGCCATTGCCTGCTGCAGAAGGATGTTCAGATGCGCCAGGTTCTGGTCTTTGTTGCCAGTTCCCAGACCCACATTCACCGTGGTTTCAAACCCGTTGCGCCAATCACGCGGGGCAACCTCTGCCCATTCACCACGCAGTTTCACAACGTCGCGCTTTGCACCGTACTGGCTGCAGAGCTTCAGAATCATGCGGAACAGATCGCGGAAACCTTCGGCGAAGTTGCGAGCAATCAAGTCCGTCCGCATGTCCGCTTTGTTCGTCACGATGGTGGCTTGCGTGGCCGTCACCGGACTATTCAGAGCGTTCACATCCGTGCCGGCGCTGTTGCGGCTCCAGCCCGTCGAATCCTCTTGGAAGCCCTTCATGTACTCGAGCATGGTCAGTCCAAGCTGCGAGTCCCCAGAGCCTTGATCCAGCCGGCCAGCCATGCCAGCCTGCTTCATGCGAACAACGCCACCAGGCCGGGAGGCTAGGAGGTCGTCTAGGTTCACTTGGCCGTCAACAGCGAAGTACCGGCCATTGATCTGCAGGTAGGTGTTGTCCAGCACGCCACGCAGCATGCTGGTGTTGATCCGCTGCCCTTCCAAAGCCAGATCAGCCACCGACAAGCCGAAGAACTTGTGCGGCATCGGAATCGGCGTGATGCTCACAAACGGCGCGCAGTCCACCACTTCGTTTTCGAGCAACTGATTGCCAGCCCGCACAACCTTGCGCAGTTCGCTGATGCCGTCGCCGTCAAAATCGCAGCGGATGTAGCACTCGGTCACCGACACCATCTGCTGCGATTCGTCGCTGCTGGTGATCTGGTCGGCGTTGAGATACGCCATCTCGTCGTCAAACTGCAAACGCTGGACGCGCTCCAGGTTGAAGTTCGCGCTCTGGTCGTCGCCGCTGATCGCGTCCACGTTCTTGTAGCCCATGCTCTTGAGGTCAGAGCGCGAACGGGCGACACGATGGCCGACAAACGATGCATCTTGGATGCTCTTTGCCTTGCGGCTGATCAGGAATTCTTCGGGCGGCACGTTCTCGACGCAGACCTTCCCGCCTTCTTTCGTGCGCTTGCAAACTACGTCGTACAGCAGCACAGGCGGCGTGGCTTCGATCTGCTGCATCTGCTGGGCAATCTGCTGCAGAGCCTGCGCGGCCTGCTGGTCGCCCTGCATCGCTGCCTGCTGGGCTTGCTGGCCCTGCGCCATCAGTTGGCTGATCGCCTCTTGGCGCTTCTCTACGTCGTCTTCGTCGGGGTAGGACTTCTGCTCGGTGACTTCGATCTCGTCGTCATCCATCAACTGCGAAAGCTCAACGTCCGACAGTCCGTTGTACTCCTCGCGCTTCGTCTCGTGCCGGTCGTCCCACCAGACTTTGATGATGCCGTTCTTGCTTAGAAGGGCATCCTTCATCCAGTTGTAGCTGATCCGCTCGCCAGCGTTGCGAACGTGATAGATGTAGTTCACATAGTCGGTGGCCTGCTCTGCCGCCTTCTCGTCGCCAGGCTTGTTCGCCTCAAACTCAACCACCCGGTCAGAGCCAGAGAACTTCACCATCAACTGCGGCAGCATGCTTTCGATGGTGTTGCGCACATCCGGCGACACAACCGAAGACCGGCCTTCAATCTCGGGCGGCGTCAAGTCCAGCTTGGCTTCGCCCAAGTAGTAGACCATTGCCTTCTGGCGCTGCATTGCCAGGCGGCCAGACCAAAAGCCCACGGCGGCGCGCATCTCCTGATCGGTGATCGCTTTCAGCTCGTCGTCGGTCAAACCTTTAGCCATGCGCGCAGCCTATCAATCAAAGTCATTCGTGCCATTTGGTTATGCGTGGTTCATCTTGGGATAGTTCAAAGCACCACCCCATTCTTGGTTCGACATCTGGTCCGCGGTCAACGCCAGATAGCGGAATGCATCCGCACCGTGGCTGAATTCGTCATGCACCGGAGCGCCAGGCTCACCAGTGGTTGCGATGATCTGCCGCCGATACCGCTTCAGACATTCCAGCAACCGGGCTGCACGATGTTTGTTGAAGTAAACGCGGCTGAAGATGTCCCGCGCCCGCTTGATGCCCTGCTCTACGTCCATCTGCGGTGTGCGGTGAATGCTCCACCCGAACCCCGTCAAAACTTCCGCGTCCTGCTTGCCCGTCTGGTGCCGCTTGGCGAAACCATCGTGGGGCAGGTAGAAATGGCCCCAATTGATCGGCTGATCGTCCAGCCGCAACGCCTTGAGTTCTGCGCTGTAGTCGGCCAACGTCCGCTGCGTGCCTTCGATGTAGTGAATCACCCGCACCTCTGACGCAACTTTCTGCGCCAGGATGATCGACATGCTGTCGTTGAATCCCAAATCCCAGACTGCATGCGTCTTCAGCAGCGGATCGTGCGGAATCGCCCCGATGCGGCTGGCAGCGTTCGCCATCTGATCAAAGTAGATCGCCCCTTCGACTGCGGGCTTGCACTTGCCTTCCCAGATGTGCGCGTAGTCGTCGCGCTTCATCGTCGTTTCTGCGTGCTTGCGTTCTGACTCAAGCACTGCCGGGAACCTGCGGTTGTCCCCGTAGTTCATCTCAATGCTCACGCAATCTGGTGGCGGCTGCGACACAAAGCGCCGGAATGTCTCGTCGCTTTCCAATTGCGGGTTGAAGCTCACCCAGATTTCGCTGCCGTCCTTGCGGATCGTCGGGATCAGGATGTCCCAACTGCGCTTAGAGATAGCCTGCGCTTCCTCACACCAGCAGACATCGACCCCCTCGAACGACTTCAGACTCTCAGCCGTCTGATCGCTCAGACCGGAGAAGAAGAACTGCGTGCCGTTCTTGCCGCGAATCTCAGTGGACAACACTTCGTAGAAGTGCGCCAGGCCCAAGGCTTCGATCTGATCCTTCAACAGTTGATGCACAGACTGCTGAATCGACTTCTGCACCTCTCGGGTACACAGCACGCGGATGGTGCGGGCCGAGCCTTGAATCAGCAGGCTGCGTGCGAATCCCCATGACTTGCCGGAACCCCGGCCACCGCGCACCACCTTGTAGCGCGCTGGCTGGAACAGAAACTTCAGCTTGCTCGGGAACCATGCCTCTACTTCAGCCAAAGGTCACCCGCACTGCGTGGCGCAGCGGATTGTCCTCATCCCCAACATGTTGAATCGTTTGGAGTTTCGGGACTGACCTATCCAGCAGCGAGTTGATCGCTTGGAGTTGCGTCGGGGTGATTTCAATGTCACCCATTGCGCATGACTGAAGGCGCGTGATCAGTGCGGATGCTTGAATCTTTGCCCGGACTTGCTCCGAGTGCATCTTGTTGAGTCGTGCGGCCATGCTTGCCTCTGCTGGGTTCCTTGCGGATTGTCCAGACGCAAAAAAGCCGCTTGGATTGCTCCGAAGCGGCTCTGTCTGTGTGCGCTAGCCTGACCGTCCCCAGCGATGGGGTGACAGACACGCCGCCAAAATGGTCGGGCGTGCCTTGCTATTGCGCTACACGTTGGAGGGATTATGCACAGATTCTGGCGCGGTGCAAGCGTGCCGCATAAACAAATCCGGACGGCACTGCTTCATGCGTTCGCCCATGACAATCATGTCGTCGCCTGGAGGAGTCGCGCCGACAACCTCCCTGTGCGGCGAGCCGTTGTGGGCCATCCAATCACGCCACGCTTCAACGTAAGCCTTCATCAAGCGATAGGACAGGTCGTCAACCGTGCAACGCTTGGAACCGCTCTCAATCATTGCGAATGACTTGATCGCCGTCCACTGCCCCTGTGAGAACTTGGCAACGCACAGAAACTTTTCGACAGGGCCAGCCTTGGCGAGTTTCACAACGTCAATGCTTTGCAAATCAATCACGCCCCCCGATTGATCAGCATCTGCC